GTTTTCTTGAGCTTGCGCTGATTCAAGAAACAAAGGGAATGGTCGGCAAGATGCCAACTATATCATTCCACCCATTGCACATAGTGCAAAAGTTTAACGTTTACATTCGATTAACACAGATTTTCCTTTGTGAATTTGCAAAAATTCACGAGGTCTAACCCTGTCAGCGAGTGCAAAATGTCGATTGACGGTTTTTAACCATCGTTCGTTTTTACATTTCTGCTTGCTGAGTAAAACAGGACTAGATTGTTTGTGAAGGTCGAAATGCTTTAACCACATTGCCTCAAAAGGTACTGTCTTGCAATATTGAGGCCGTACACCATACCTATAGAGCTGTTCTTTCATTTTCGGAAGGAAGCTAACATAGAAGGCATGATCATTCTCAGGAACAGTGATGCTCGATAGAACACCACTGCCGATTGGAATATCCGAGTCGAAACCAGTCTCCGCGTAGCAATACACGGGACAGTTCCAACGGAGAATACCCAAAAGGGCAATCAAGTGAAATTGCTTGGTTCTTATAAAGAACCTGAGAAAACGGTTGTGGTTGCGGATACATGTTTCAAAATCTTGCCCAGCTCTTTTAACATAGGCTGGTTTAGCGTCCACTCCACGGATGTAGTGCGCGCCGCAAGACTCCCTTAACACCGATGAACCCGTGTTTGACTTCTTACTGTTTAGAGAAAATCCTAAATTTGTAAGAAGCTCGCTAAGAAGTTCATAAGCACCAGCGGGGACTATAATATCGTCCCCATAGGTACTCACGTCATCTGTAGCTAAACCAAGGTATTCACATGCCGACATTGCTGCCGAATGGAAAATCAGTGTCTCTAAGGGAAAAGTTAGACCATTACCCATACCCGCGAATTTTTCAAAGGTATAAGCAAGATCAGGACTTGTCCCGGGAACATGAAACTTCCGTGTGCGCAAAGAAAATAACAATTCCACCATACTTGGTGGAAATAAGTGACTTATAAGCCCAAGGCTCACAGAGTCACTCGCGGAGCTAAGGTCGATCGTGCAGTTTGCATAATCAGCCGCTAACTCTTGGTTACGTTCTTGTTTACGGAGATCCACATTGTAGAAACTAATCAGTCGTGATCTCATAACCTCACCATAGCTTAATGTTGTAAAAACTTGGGCAGTGGAGGAGATTGTGATTAAACGATCTGACTTAGACGTTTTCGGTACGCAACATAACTCATCTACATCCTCAAAGATGTAGTTCTCCTTCAACAAACAGAAATCACCAGAAAACTGGGATCTATCAATATCAGGAAAATTATGAACTAAAAGTGCCCTTAAATATCCAGGAAACTTCGAAACGAGGTTCGAATGAAGCTTCCAAGCTTCTTCGTTAATACGAAAGGGGTACTCCCCAATCTTATTTGCGTGAGTATATCTGCCCTTGATCGACGTTGTCGATCCAGGCCCCCATCCATAGAAACGTGCTTGTCCGTGCCAATCAATATCACAAAATTTCGCTATTTTACGTTGCATGCTGAAAATGCATGATTCAACGGCCGTTGTAAACGGCAAAGCGTCAGAGTGATAGAAACGAGCATTGACAGAGGCGCAGTGTTGTTCGACATTCCGAAACTTTTTGTAAGTCTCGTACTCGCGAACCTCACTTACACCTGCGATCGGCCAGATATCCTGTTTGGACAACACCTCAGTTAAGAGGTAATCGTTAACTAGATCTAAGGTCGAAGCAGATGCATCCACTTCAAGCGGGTTAAATCCCAGGCCAGCTATGCCGGCATAGTCGGATGCATTGAGCATCGTTCTGAAATCTAACGAGAGATGTGTACCAATTGAATCCGCAAGAGAGTTTAAAAACTTTTTAAGCCGAATAGGCTCTTGCTTAACCCAATCCTTCAAAGGTTGCCAATCACTGTCCACGGACGCGATTTTATTGGCCACTGAATTTTTCATGTGTCACCCATAGGAGTAGAAAAGAAATAAAAATAATTAGTACATAGGGCTGCGAGCGACGATATCAGCCTGTAGAGCATTCAGTGCAGAGAACAACGCATTAAAGAAATCTTGCGATTGTGCTGCACTCATACTGTTAAACAGGTCGATACTAACGTTCGCTTTTGCGGTGCGACGAACTGACAAACCATTTTCAGTCACAGTGTAAGGAATAACCAACATTTCTTTATTGGTTGTTTTACCTACTTCGCCATACGGCGTTGTCTGTGAATGAGTGAGGACGCCAGCATCAGCCAAAGTTTGCGTACCTGAAATAGGCGCACGAAATTTGGCTACACCGTTAGCATCAATACCCACTGGAGTCCATGCCTCAACTTTGTAATCTGTGTTCGATGTACCGAAATAGGTCACCGAAGCTACAAGTCCGGTTGCGGTCATGGCTCTGGTAATGTTTTTGTTAGCAATTGCTGACATAATAGTCTCTCTTGAGATTAAAAGGATTGTGAAGTTATTTACTTCGTGAAGCCTCTCAGCAGAGCCGCCATACTCAATATCTTACCACCATTTAAGCTTGGCTTAAAAGTCGGTAAAGGAGGATTTGGCAGTACGTTTGGAAGCAGTATACGTGAGAATGATGTGGAACGATAAAAAGCCTGGGCACTACAATTAGCGCCCGCAACAGGTCTAGTCATCGTTTTCATATATCTATGCACGTGTGTTGTTGATTGAAAACCGTGTTGATAGGTGTAACCTGTATTGCTATGTACATGCTCAAGAGCATTTAAATAGCTACCGATATTCACAAACCAATCAATTACAAACGACAACGGTACGGTGGCATAATATGAAGACGCAACGGTATTTAAACCGAATTGTGCCCTCAAAGCCGCCATGGGGTCTGTAAGAGTTCTTTCAAAGCATATGCTAATTCGACTGCTTTTGTAGTCAAGAAAGTCATGCTCTGTAGAAGCGCCAGGACTGTAAGTCCCTTCGCTAGTACTCTC